ATAGAGCAGGATCTAACCCAGATTGAGCCCAGAATTGACACTTTAAGCCAGGGTTTGACTCACATTCAGGCAGGCTCAACAAATCAGCATTTAAACACTCTGTCGCAACGGTTGACAGGAACCACATTCAGACTGTACAATAACAGTGTAGTTGTTAACAAAGCGACATCACCCCTAGGGTTTTAATTTGTATGTCCCCCTAGGGAAGGGTGTCGTGTTAAAAAAACACTTTACAAACCCCACACTAGACAGTATACTAACACAGTCGCTGACATTATTCGTTGCTTACAATCATACACAATCAAGCGGATACAGTTAGGGACACTATTAAAAAGTACAGCACGGCATCTTTTATCGTAATTTGAGATGTCGTGTTAAAAAACCGCTTTACACAGCTCATTTTATCTTGTATAATAAATACGAGTAGCACTAAAAGGAATATATGAAACAAACAAACACCAAACACATAAAAGAGATCAATGAAGCAAGTGATTTGCTACTGTATCAGATAGCACGACAGGAAACAGATCTGTTGGCACCAGAGATACTGTTGGCCGCATTACAAATGTATGCTGAGAACAAAGGCATAACAGAACCAGCGGAACACATCATCACTACCGCATTGGCACTACCAGCACCCGCTACAACACCCGCACCAACAACCACAGTCAGCACGATAGATTTATTATTTGAAGAGGAGTCGCAATGAAATTGACACAGAGATACGCACCCACCAGCAGGCACACATACTTATGGCCCAACATTGAAACATACACACAGATAGCCGCATATCTAGACAGGAATGATTTACCCCATCTGTTGTTACACGGCAAACCAGGCACGGGTAAAACCAGTATGGTACAGATGCTGATGGCTGAATTGGCTATTGATCCAATCAACTGTATCAACATCAACGGATCAGCACTCACAGATAAAAGGGGCATAGAACAGGTGTTAGAGGATCAATTACAGCGTACATTTACCGCATTTACCAAATCACCTTTCAGTGTAATCATACTAGAAGAAGCAGATGAGTTGACAGCAAAGGCACAGAACTTTTTGAAGAAATACATAGATGACACAGAGCACAGGTGCCGTTACATCTTTACCACCAATCACCCCAAAAAAATCAACACAGCATTACACAGCAGATGTACTGTATTGGAAATACGTGAGCCAAACACACGGATGGCACGAGCTAGATTACAGCAGATAGCACAGCAGGAAGGACACACTTTACCACAAGCAACACTAGACACGATGGTAAATCGCAACGCAACATTTAGGCAAATGCTCAATGAGTTGGATGGATGGTTGGCTCAATTGGATTCAGCAACCTTACCAAACCTTACCAACCAAACAGCGGAAGATGTCATCGCAAAAGCCAAGCGAGTAATGGGTGAAAATTACCAAGCACCAGCGGTAAACTTATTTGACTATGGGGATTGACATCACACACATATGACTGTAAAATAACACTAACACGAAAGGCACACTATGAAAAAAATAGACTACAATCAATACAGCACTGAGGATTTGTACAGTTTACTAAAATTGAATTATATGAGAGAATTCCATAACGGTACAACTGTTCTAGATTACAATGATTGGAAAGATGAACTAAACGCTAGAATCAGCGTACCAACCATAGAGGAGTATTTGTATGAAGACTAAACAGCAAAACACAGCCACACTACACCTAGATGGGGAAAAATTTATGTCGCAAATGGTTTTTAACAGCGACACAGCACCAACCATAGAAGAATGGATGGATCCAGACAGCGACTATTGGCAACAACAAAAGGAGCACAAAGATGGGTAAACACAAAATGAAAACAGCGGCCGCAATGGGTATGTTAAAACTATACAGCATTGGCACAACACGTATCTATAAGAAAGAAAATCGTTATTTTATACGAGCCAACAGCAAAGATGAAGCACAAAAACGATGGAGCAAATACAGAGACGATTGTTTTATAGACCCAGTTACACCGTTACCAAATGGTTTTACATACAAACACACGATGTATAGGGAACCAGACTATGACTATGACTACGATAATTCATTAGAAGAAGTAGATGAAGAAAAATATGACGAAAATTTTAAATGGCATCGAGAAGCGTTAGATGAATTATACAAAGACAGGTAAAAAGGAGCAACAATGATTAAATTTATAGTGTTTATTAGCACAATGATAGCAGTATATGGGGTGTTATGGTATTTCAGCACCAGTTTAGGCTTGTAAAATTTTACCAGCGTTAGAACGCTTTATTTTTAGTTTTTTAACATCCTCCATCAGTCAGATAATCCATCAGTCAGATGACCCATCAGTCAGATAATCAATCGATCAACAGCAGTATGATAATGAACAGTTCCAGCACTATGGCTGTGTGGTACATGGTCCACAGTATGGGATAGGATTGTTTTTTCTTCATGAGAACCAAACTATCAGCACGTATCTTGTGCCTGATGTGACTGGTGTTACCTCGTGCGGATAACAAAAGTTGCTGGGAAATACCACAGCATCACCAGTGTGTAGATCAGGCACTTGATATTGACCTTGCCAGAATCGTAGTGCTCCACCCTCGTAATCTTGATTTAGCATCATGCTACAACTCAATGTTCTATTGGCTCCACCATAATGATCTATGTGTTCTTCAAATTTATTGCCTGCTCCATATCTGATCAACTGTACACCTGTGTGTTCTGTGGCTTTGTGATAGTAAGGATACTGTTGTATGATGTGTTTGAGTGCTGTTTGTATGTTGTGCCAGCATGGACCATGCTGTTGGTCCAACATGGTGAATTCACAAATGCGTGTGTTGGTTACTGCATTCTGTGTGTTTGTGAGGGCACTCTCGGCTGTGGCCCAGCCCGACCATGCGTCTGTGCTGTCGGGCAGTGTACGGCTCCATTCAATGATTTCATCGCAGGTGCTTTGGCTCAATAGGCCCCTAAACTCCGCGATGTATTGCCGTAGGTCCAGTTGGTTGGCTAGTTGCATTAACCACCCAGTCTAGTAAGTTGTTCATACAAATTGTACAACTTCTGTCTGTGTGTCTCTCCAACAGGATCTCCCGGAGGCAGTTTGAATTTGTCATCCTGTCTCATGGCTCTGATGTCTTCTCTGATCGTGTTGGCATCTTTGGGTGCTGATGCTTGTGTGTTTGTTATTGGGTTTGGCATTCTGTTGTTGCTCATTAATTGTTCCAAAAACTGTATGCCTTCTGCTGTGTCTACCAATGGTTGATCCAACATACGCTGTGGCAGTGTTCCTGCATACTTCTTGACTGCTTCCAGTCTGTCTGCGTAGTCGTTGCCCCACTGTTGTTGCAGTGCTGATTGTTCTTGCTCTAGATCAACTCTGGGTGTGCTTGCCATTTGCTGTTGCAGTTTGCCCATTTGATCTGAGTAGAGTGCCATTGCTGTTTTGACTTGATCCTGTGTGAATCCTGATTTTTTGAACACGTCAGTTACTTCTTTGCTCAAATCATCTGGCATTTCATCCAGTCCTAAATCTTTGGTCATACTGAAATCGTAAGCATCAGGCACTTTGTTGGTGCTGACTTTCTTTTCTAGTTCAGTGTATGACTTGGCTAGGTCCTCTGGTGTTTTGAACTTTTCAGGCAACCACTCGGGTCTTTCTGGTTGTGTAGCGGCCTCTTGTTCTGGTGTTGGCACTGTTTCTACTGGTGCTTCTGGTTGTGTGTCTATCAAGTGTTCCGTTGTTGCGGGTGCTTGTGTGTTGTCTTCTGGCATTAGATTATATGCTCCTTCTTGTTGTTATGAACACTACGTTCACGACACATATTATCTATCCTTCTCAACAGTTGTTGCTGAGCCACTTGGTATACTGCCGCATATGGATTAGGTGAATCGCTGGTTACTCTTGTTTGATGTATCACGCGATTTAAATCTTCGTATACTGCTTTGCCGGCAGGTGATTCAAAGATCTGTCTATAGAATTGTTGTAATTGCGTTTGTGAGTTCTTCATGTTCAGTTTTTTTAGTTACAGTTGTTGTTCGTTTACAACTCTATTTATAAGGACTAAACTGAAGGTGGTTGATTTTGGTCTTGTAATTGCTGTGCCAATGCCTGCAACTGTTGTGCCTGCTCTTGTTGTGATTGTTGATCCAATGTTTCTTGTACTTCTGCTTCTGTTTTCAATACTTCTGGTGACATATCACCATCTCTTAATATTTTACGTGCAAGTTTTTGTAGATCTAAATTAACCAATGCGTTTGGACCCAACTGTGTGATTGTTTGTACCAACTGTAAGTCTCTTGTGATCTCTGTAAGTGCAATACCTCTTTTGACTGCTGAGTTTACAACCAATTCGCTGATGTCACCGAATCTTGCAAAGTCTTCTACCTCACCTCTCATCTGTAATCTTTTAATTAAATTACCAACCAATGGTCTTAAAAATTCTTGTTCTAGTCTTAATCCACTAGGACCTATTCTACGGTAGAATTCAGACTGCCTAATCTGTACTTCTGTTGCAGTTTGATATTTTGATTCATCTGGTGGTAATATTGCATCATTGAACAACATACGTCTTATCATTGCTCTGTGATCATTGATTGTTGCTTCCGTGATGTTGAGTTGTCCAGGAAATGGTATTGCTTGTAAAGGGGAATCTACAGTGATTACATCTCCTGGTCTCAATTTCATGTTAGCGAAATTGACTGCTGTGTCTGAATTAACCTGCCAACTACCTAATGCTAGGTAAGAAGCGGCTTCCATAAACAACATCTGTGCTTCATTGACTACTCTGATATGCGGCAATGCTTCTCTTACAGGACTTGTGCCCCACATGTCACCAACAGTTTTTCCAAATCTGAAAGTGGTAAACATTTGCACTGGCATACTTGTTTGTTTTAGTATGGTCATTTCTTTGCCAACTTGCACTGTGTATGTAAATTCTGATGCGTTTGGTAATCTCAAACAACTTTCTAATACTTTGTGTGTTTTGTATGGATCTGCTCCACATAATTTTTTCATTTCTTCAGGCAACATATCTATGAAGTTTTCTAAAAGATAATGTCCTGGTAATTCGTGTTCTCTGAATACTGTTTCTATTTCTCCTTGATGGTTATCTAAGAAATATAATTGGTGACTTGGTACTGCTACAAAATCAATGTTCTTGTCTTCGTACATACCTATACAACCACAGCCACTTATGACTGCATCTGTTAATGCTTCTGATGCCGCTATGTAAAAGTTGCTGTCTCTGATTGTTTTGAATACTCTTCTGTTAGCAACGTCTAATGCTTTCTTGACATCAGTCGCTACTCTTTCCTTTAGATCTTCTCGCACGGAAAGAGTGGCCCATTGTTGGTTTTGCGGAATCAACAAATTAAGGATCGTGGATACTAGGGTCTGAACACCGTCTGGTGCAGTTGAATCAAATATCTTTGTTCTGTCTGTTTGATTTGCATCTTTTCTGTAGATGTCTCTGTTGGGTCTTGTGTAAAGGTACGCTTCAGATATCTCTGATTCGTGTTTGTCTCTTTCTTGTTTGGCAAGTTTATATGCCCTTGCGATGTAATCTTTCATTCAATTATAGATTTGATAGAGTTTTGAAATCTGAACCTAAGCCACCTTCTTCTGATATGCCTAAAAGTCCACCTGATCTCTGTGTGATTAAACTACTTCTACCTCTTCTACCCCTTCTTGATCTTTGTTGTGCTACTGCGGCTTTTTTTCTTTCCGCGTCTAATTGTTCAGCCGCTCTAGAATCTGCATCAGCCTGCAATTCTCTTTGAATTTTTAATTGCTGTTGTGCTTGTTCTTCTGCACTAGGCATCTTTGGTGCTTTAGGTATACACATTAGTAACCACCTCCTAATAATCTAATAACATTCTGTGCTGTTCTGATTGTTGGTTGTAATAAACTTCTTCTCTGTGGTGCCGCTCCTAGTTCTTCTTCACTAACACCTAATGCACTCGGTCTCTGTGTGATAAGAACACCTCTGCCTCTTGCGGCCGCTGTTCTTGTCTGTCCTACACCTCTCGCTCTACTTGATGGTGTTACCGCTGGTGCTGGTGCTGGAGCCGGTGGTGGTGGTGGTGGTGGTGGTGGAGGGGGTGGGGGAGATGAACACATCATCTGTGCCACTGGTCCTTTGTACTCGGATGATAATTCTTCTATGATGTTGAAGTCTTTGTCCCAAACTAGTTTTGAATATACCTTCATAATTCTTTTTTCCTTTTCGCGTGTGTGTTTATAATATCCCTTTCGCGTGTGTGTTATATTATAAATAATCTTGTCAGTCCAATTATTTATCGGATCAATTGATTTTGAAACTGGATCCAGAGCGTTGCAAAGGGTTGAATACCTTAGCAACTTTGGACACATCCACGGCTAAATTAGGCAAGTGACTTATTGCACCACTGGTTGCGTCAATACAGTCATCATGCACCCTTGGTTGAGGGAACGCTTGTAACTCATCCATGAACGGTGTTTCTTTTACTCTCTCATGAACAAACATACGTCCTACTTTGATCAAAGGTTCTAATGTTTGTGCAATGAATACCATTTTGTTTTTGGATCTAAATTCTGCAATCACTTGTACCATCACTTTCATTTCTCTTGCAACTTTACGTAATTCATTTGCCAACGTTGCAGAAAAGTTTTCCTCAACGTATACGTGACTTATTTTGTGGTAAGCACAAGCATGAATAATTTCTCTACACTGTTCTGTAAAATCTTTTGTTTCTTTGTCTACTGCACTCAATACTTTTATGTCATGCACAAAAGTATTACCCTCACTGTCTCTAGCACATATGGATAGAACAGAATTATCTCTACCACTCAATCCTTGTGCTGGATCCCAGTATGAACATATACGTTCAATGTTGTGTCTGCCCAATGTACACGTGGTTATTGCATTACCAAAAGGTTGTGCTATGCTGTTCCATTTCAATTCATCATCGTAGTATTTGATGTTTTCTAATTGTACTAATGGTTGATAAGTTGATTCAGGAATCAACATATACTGTGAATTGAAATCACCTGTGGTTGTTTCTCTGCGTTGTTGATCCAACCATTCATATGTAAACATTTTTTCTGGATGGTTGTCCCATGCTAGGTAATCTTCCTCGGCAACTGTGCTGTCTTCTTGTATCACATCACGTTTCCTTACCACTGGTATACGTTTGAATTCATAACCAACACTTTCTAAATGATCGTATATGGTTTGTTCATGGTGAGGTGTTCCCACCATGAGAATTTGATTTGAAAGTTTTCCAAATTCACTTACACGCTCCTTGATCCTGTCTCTTTGATCAGCAGTTATAACGTTGTCACTCGTCTCTATGTCGTCTGCAATTACCATACTAGCATGAAATCCGGTAAAACTCGCACCTAAACTGCTGACCGTGACTGAAGGATTCAACTGCATTATGGGTCGCTCCACTGTGAAAGTTTCTGCTTTCCATTGATACAGATCACTTTTCATGTCCTGCAACATGGGGTGTGACTCAATCATGTTACGTATGAACAAACTGTTCCTTAATGCTAGATTACGTTTGGCTGATATTAATAGACAACTCCAGTTAGGATCGTGAAACAATTTCCAGCAAACATACGCACCTATCAAAAACGATTTGCCACCATGCCTAAACATTTGTAATCCACGTCTAGGGTGGTCGTCAGTGTTTTCTAACCAATCACATATTTCTTGGTGTACGGGTGGTGTGGTCTGATTACTGATTATGTTCAGCGTGTCTAAAAATACTTTGAATGGTATTTTGGACATTACTCATTTGCTTTTTTGTCAAGCCTTTTTTGTGCCATCGAAAGCAATTTTGCCGCTTCACTTTTCTCTTCTTGGTTATTCATACCAGTTGGATGCACTGCACCTGATGATGCTTGTGCTAGATATTTCAACAACATAAGTTTTGCACGTTTACCATTGTCTAAGAATGTAGTTTTTTTGATATAATCCTTTTCGCTTTTGTCAGGATAGGGTGTATCAAAAAGACTGTGTGCTTCTTCGACTTCTTTTTTCCAGTAACCGTCTGCAAATCCTTTGAGTATGTTTAACCATTCTTGTTCTACTCTATTTTTGCTCATTGTTTACTTCTTCTTTGGCTGGTTGTTTTGGTAGTAATCCTACAACTTTTGTGTATAAATCACCTATTATTGCTAGGTCGGGTGCTTTGAATACACCTTTCTGAGATGATGCATCTATAATTTGTGCCATAAGCACAAGATCTTTGTCTTCTAATTGTTTCATTGTATATTTTCCTTTTTTGTTCTGTTAGTTTAATTTACACCCCAGACTACTATGACGAAATCTGGGGTGCTTGATATGCCTAATGCTTATTTCTAAAGCCTTAAGTTCAAATTATTTATAAGGAATATTATGAGGAGGTATAAAAAGGCCAACAGCCTCGACTAAAAAACTGTTGACCTTGCATATGAGAACACATTCATAAAATGTCATAAATGAATGATACACATATTTATTTGTTGTTGAGTATGCTGATAAAAATTTTATTAAGAAACACTTTAGACAACAGTGTTGCGTGTCTTTCTAGTGTTCTATCTAGTTCTTTTTCGTATTCACGTTTTTTGATTATTTCTAAAATATCAGCGGCACTTTGTTTTGATCTGTGCTCTTGTTCTGATTCTTTTAATTCAGCCAGCAGTTGTTTTAACTTACTGCCCTCTTTGGCATCATTTTCATCAATTGCTTTTTGTATCTTCTCGTTTTGTTTTTTTATTTCTTCTTTTCTTTTTCTGTTCATTTGTTCTCCTTGGTTATTTGTTTTGCTTTACGAGGATTTTTTTTGCCTAACTTTGAAAGTGCTATTTTCTCTTTATGATCATATTCTTTTTGGTGTGCGGCTTTGTGCAGTGCCATAATAAATGCTCCTCTGTCTTTTATAAGTTGTTCGTTATCCATTAACATGACCTCCCCTTCTCCAGTTGATACCACGTGCTTTGGATCCTTTACCTTTTGGTTTTATACGCTTGTTTTTTGTTGGTCTTCGCATGGCCTGTCCTCTTACCATCATTTGCACATTCCATATGTGCCAGCCTTGTTTGGTATTGATCCTGCATAAGTTTTTTGACTTCTTGCCGCGACCCCATCTGCCATGCATGGTTTTCAAAAAATCAAGGTAATCTTCCCACATAATGGTCCACTTTTGTTTCCAAAATTTGGCTTGTGCTTTGGCTTTCAAAAATCTGTAATAGTGCTTGTGCACCTTGGGATCTGGTCCAGTTAACCACAATCCTTTCCTAGGACCTTTTTGTCCAACTGGTGAATCAGGATTTCTCCTTAACCAGCGTTTTTGTTTTATACTCATTTTCTTTCTTCTTGCTGGTGTCCATCCTGCGGCTAATCCAGTAAGTCCTTTATTCCATGGTGTTTGTGTATTGGTCATTTTACTCCTTTTGGTTATTTTGGTTGTTTTGGTATTATAAACTTAGATAGATTACCATATGCATTAGGTGGTATTTCTTCAATCATCTTAATCTGTATTTCATCAGCCGTCATCTTATACTCTGGATTGTATGTGTTCCACAGTTTGGCTATGATGCTACAATATTTGTTAAAATTATCAACCATTTTCACAGACACCCTGGCCGGTTGTCCGTTGTATTCATGAAAGCCTAGTTGTTGAAATGCCCACAGCATATCATCTATGCTAGGATTCCAACTGTATTTGCCTTTTGCCCATTTTACTGGCTCCATCATTTCTGCCCTAAATTGTTTCCAGTCACGGCTGTCTTCCCAATTTGGACCTCTATACACTACCATTCCGGTAACAGCGTGTATGTGTTGTATTAGTTTTCTACGCTCGTCGTATGACTGTTCGTAGTATTTGTTATTATTTCCTTTGGCTAAAATGTCTTTGTATGTTGAATTGATCATTTTTAGTGCCTCCTGTATTATTGTTTGCTTTACTATTATTTAGTGCAGATCCAGAAAAGACCCGTTATTTCTGAGTTCGTGATATATAACAGTATGAA